TTTTCAGTTCCTCTGGTAGAGATATTAATATCTCAAAAAACAAAAATAAAACCAAGAAGATAACTCTTGAGAATTTTGTGGCTACTACGGGACCCCAATACGGAAAGCTGACGTTCAGCCCCAACCCCCTTGTGTTCGCCTGGGATCATAAATCAGGCTCAGATGTTCAGGGGTTGAGGCGGTTAAGGCCTAGTTGTTTCGCCGTTGAGGCTGCGTGGGATGAGACTTTGTACGCTCGCAAAAACCCGATGATCAAGAAGATAGTCTTCCACAATTTCAGTGCGACAAGGTGGTTGGAGATAGCTCACGAGCAGTGTGCAATCAACCCTGTAAAAGAGCTTGGCCTTCGAACAGGGCCTATACCTACAATAGACATGGTTGAGTTGCATGAGTATAGCTTCAAGAACTCTCTCAACAACACTTTCGCCGCATTGTTCGCACGACAATTCATGCCCCTCCTTCAGCCCGATTTAGCAGTCTTAGAGGATTTCGCTGCATTCTTCAAACCCCGTCTCAACAGATTTACTCGGTGGGTTTGCGACCATGCTGATGAGTTCTTTGTGCCATGGGAGAAATGGCTAGACACAAGGAAAGAGACATGGGGCGAGGAGAAAATGAGGACTTACAAAGAGAATATTCTAGAACAGTTGTTCCACCCTGACCCTAGCAAGTATACTGACGTGTACGAGGTCATGACCAAACAGTATGAGATGTTTGTGTCCCCTGCTGACTTAGAGAAAGACGAATTTGGCCGTGTACGAGGGTTGTCTAGCCGACCTCGTTGCATCGCCAATGCGACCAAGTACGCTAAGGGTTACAATGCATGCGTTGTGTACCGAGTAATGCAAGCAGCAAAACTGTTCTTCCCCTCATTTATTCAGGGCATGAATAGCGACCGAGTCCTGGAGAGATTGGATCAATTTGAACCACCCACCCAACATCACTTTTCGGCCGACAAGGATCTAAGCGGTTTTGATTCCGGCAGAAGCGGAGATTCGTTCAAAGCTTTTGACGGACATCTCTGGCGAGGTTTTTATCGGGCGATTGCGAGATGGGCGGAGATGGACCAGGCCTCCGATCCCCGCGAATTGGCCAAGAACATCATTAAACAGTGCGCCCCCACAGAGTGTATTTGGCGTGTATTCGCTAAGGTTGATGGTGTAAAGATGCGTGTTATGGATCTTTATTCAGAACCTGAACAAGAATCAGGCAA